TAGGGACAAAGAAACCACCTCGTAAGAAGTGGTTAGTTAATCATTAAAGGATTCGAACCCTTAGCCAGTAATATAAGATTACTATGTTTCCCTTGTCGGTATTCATTCCCGATTACACCAAACGATTAACTTAATTTGTGAGCAAACATTTTAATAATTGTTGTCGGCTTAATAAATTTACAAACTAAACGTAAAAAGAAACCTGCATTTGTTGTTGATGGACTTGAAGCATATTGTGTCGCTGCTTCATCTAAAATGTTTTTAACTGGTTCTGGAATTTCATTCATAATTTAAAAAATAAAGTGATTAATAGTTTTTTGTTTTTCATAATAATTCATTGTTGTAAAAGAACTTAAAGTATTTTTAAAACAAGTCTTAACCCAATCCGATGGCGGTGAAAATGCTCCGAAATTCTGATATTCAAAAGCGGTGCTACTTGTATGATCAAATAATAATTGGTGACTATCGCCTTTGCTAAATTCTATTTTATACTGATGTAGTTTATATTCATCAATGTAGTTTTTAATCTTTTCAATCTGAACTGCATCTAAATTCGGTTTAAAGCCAAATTTAAGACTTTTATCATCTTTACCGTGTGTAAGTATAAAACAACGATTATCTATTATGTAATGGTCTATAAACTTGCGTTGATTGATTACTTCAATGTTATTCGGATATTTTAATTCAATATAAGTTTTAAATGCACTATTGACAATATAACCAAAACTACCTGCGTGATTGTCATTGCAAATATTTACTAATTTAATTTTTGTATAATGCAAAAACAAAGCATCTATTAATTTAATTTTAAATAACAAAGCAATATCAAACGCTTTTTGGTTATCCATATTCTGCGGTAAATGATGTCCACCCCTTGTTGTTTCACCATTCCAACCATCTAAATAATCGCCTAATTCATTTATAAATAAAGTATTTGATTTTTGATTTTTAATTATTTCGTTTACAAAAATTTCAAGTCTTTTAAATATTTGCTCCTCATTCCATTCACCATCGTACAAACTATAACCATCTTTGTTTACATCCATTCCAATATGTACGTCTGTAAATACTGCTCGGTCAAAATTAGCATTAGATTTGAACTTGTGTGTTATTTGTAATGGTTCAATTTTATCCTTAAAAATGCTTAAAAAATCAATTTCCTTTTCAACCTGTACCTCTTTTATAGGTTCGGTTATAACCCATTGTTGATTAGTAGCTACATTTGTACTAACTCGTTTTATTTGATGGTTTAAAGGAATTTCAATTAGATCCTTTGAAGTAAGTTTTTCAACTTTTGTAATTACTTTACCATCTTGATTTAAAGTACGTTTTACCTCTTTAAATTCTGATTGATGTAAATTACGTATTTTTAAAAGTTCGTTTTGTTGATTTTTAGATAAATAGTATCGTGCAAAACCTCCACTATTCATTTTATAGTTTGCAGTAAACCCTAAAGCTATCGCTTCAAATGGTTTTAATCGGCAGCATTTTTTTGACATTTACTCAATGGTCAAATAAACTTTACCAATTTTTAATGCAGCTTCTAATTTAGGATAAAATTTATTGATTGCTGCTTTTGAACTTAAAATACAATCAACACCTCTCGATTGTCCTAAAAGTATGCAGCCTTCGGTCTGTTCTGCCACGTTCCCGGAATGGATACGCACTCCTGAATAATTAGGAACATTTAACAATAAAGGCATCAATTTTTTAAATCGATTTGACATAGTCATTGTAAGCTCATACACTCCTGTTGGAATTGCAGTTTTACCGAAAACTTTTTCTTTTCTTTCAACGTCTTCCAATGTGTACGCTTCAAACTTTCCATCAATAGCCATTTCGCCTATTGTGCATTTGTCTGTTTTGTGTAATCTCTTAATTGTTAGTTTCATCTTTTTTGTTTTTAGTTTCCATTAAATACCATCTACGCAAAGTATAACCTATTGCTATGAGCAAAGATATAATTTTTAGAGTAACTTCAACATCCGTAAAAGAAAAATATAAAACCGCTATATTTAAAAGCCAAAGTTTTAAGTTTTCAAGGTTATGCATCACTATTTATTTTTTTGCTACTTCCAAAATAGTAACCGATTACACTTCCCATTAAACCTACTACAGCTATTTTAGTATCATTATCCGCTTTATTCCATCCTAAAATATATAAACCTACGCTTATAATTATTAATGCAATTATACCCTGTATATTAGTTTTTTGAATCATTTTTTAATTTTTGTATTTCATTGTAAATAGAAATTAATTCATCTTCTTTTTGAGATATTAATTCTTCTTTAGTTGGTTCTTTAACTTTTAAAGTTCCATAGAATTTACGTGTTTTAAAATCAAAATATGGATTTTCCATTAATTCTGTTCTTAATTCTTCAATAGCTATTTCATTTTCAGCTATATTATATCCTTCAAACTGAGCTCTATATTCTTGACCAGTAAATTTATCTATTATAGTATATATTTTATCCATTATATATTAGTTATTTGAATTGAGTTCATATAAAGAGAATCTGATATTGATAACATAGTTGCAGAAACATAAAAATAATTTGTTACTGTTGGATCAAATGACTGTGAACTAATTGCACTTGTTGTACCTGCATTATCAGTAAAAGCACTAATTCCAAAATTCCATCCTGTAATGTTACCGCTTTTAATTGATAGATTTCTATTTATTTGTCCAAATAGACTTGTAATACCTATTTGAACAGTTGCTATTTGACCTGTACTTCCACTTGGCATAGTAGAAGAAGTTGAAAGTTTAAATTTTATATTAGATACAGCATTTACTCCAGTTTTAACAAATGTTGCAGTAAACCTTAAAAAATCAGTTGCAGAAAATGTATTTGCAGGAATAGTTACTTGAAGTAATGGAAATTCTGATAAAGATGAAGTAGATGAACTTGAACTCGTATTTTTATAATTGTAATATGCTAACTTTGATAAAATAGTGCTTTGCGTTTCATCTCCTGTATTACTCCCCGATAAAGTAGTAATTCCTAAAATAGTTTTAATATTTGTAGCACTAAAATAATCTAAAATCGCTTTAACTGCTGGGAATTTAGTTGTACTTGTTTCATTTCCTGTAAATGTAGTTACTTTATTAGTACTATCTTCTTTAGCATTCCAAGTAGCTGCACTTGCTATTCTATTATCTGCAATACTAACTCCATTCCAAGTTGCCCCTGTTATTGAGCCAGGATAATCAAAAGTATTAGTACTCCAACTAACATTAGAAGGCGCTTGAAAATGTGCATCCCAACTTCCAGCAGCAGTTGAATTATCAATTAATGTTAATACTAAATAATTTCCTGAAGGAACTGATTTAACTAATGTATTAGAGTTGTTATTTACAGATATAGCACCACTTGATTGATTATTATTAAAATCATAAATTGCACCATTTGGCAAAGTTGTAGCGTCTGGAAGTTTTATAGTTTGCCCACCACTTCCTGTTACTAAATAAGATGGTGTTGAACTTACAGTTAAAGTTATTAAAGTTGCAGAAGCAGCAACCGAAGTAAATCCCTCAAATACATTATTAACTTTTAAATTTTTAGTGTTTAAATCAACATCAGTACTTGCACCAGTATAAGGAACTAAACCCGATAAATTTTGGTCACCTGTATTAGTACCGCTTGTATTACTTAATTTAGTAATTTCAGAACTTGTAATAAGTCTTTGTCCTGTAGCTAATAATGTAGTCAAACTACTTACAGCATTATCATAAACAGTTTTTAATGCATCAGTTAAATCATTTTTAGTCAATGAATAACCTGTAACTTTATCTACTTTATTTGTAATTAATAAACTTACGGCTGTTGCAAAATCTGAAATTGTAGCAGCTAATTGTGTACCTGTATGATTTGCTCTATTTTTTAAATTAGCATCCGTATCATTTGCTGTTGCCCCTGCTTGAATACCATCTAATTTAGTCTTTAAAGTATTAGTGAAATTATTATCAGAAGTAGCAATAGTAACATCGCCTGTCTGTCCATTAACAGAAGAAACCGCACCAGTTGAAGTTACTTTATTAATATTAACTTGTATTAAGTTAGGAGTAGCATTTATAGTTACAACTTCTGTAGTTTCAAAAACATTTATATCAATAGTATCTGCCATTATCGAGTTATATCACAAATTATATTAAACATTCCATCAATCCAAGTTTTAACAGTTCCATCTGCAAATTTTATTTCAATATCGTAATAATAGTTATAAGATGGTATGTCAATTATTTGTTTATTGATTTTAAATTTTCCTAAAGTTGGATCTGTAATAGTAATTCCTGCAGAAGCTACAGAAGTAAAAGTCAAACCAATTACTCCTCCGCATTCTTTGCGTAATTGCATTTTAACAATAGCACCTGTTAAATTTACTGCAACATTATTTATTTTAACCTCAAATGGTACTTGCTCAAAAGTATCACCTTTTATGTTTTGAAAATTTAAACTCATTTTTTTCTAATTTTATTAAGAATTTTTTTAATCGTATCTCATTTTGCTTTTGCGAAATAAGATTCATTTTTCTAACTACAATATCCATCCTGTAAAACTTGCATCGTGGTCAGGGAACATATCACCATTACTATTTAAATTATATTCAGGGAATTTAGATTGATTAAAACTCATATAATCAATAAACCTTGTTGTATAATGATTAGCAACGCTACGCTCTTTCTCTACTAAATAATCAATTTCAGATTTGTCTACTGCAGTAGCACTTTCAGAAGTATGTTTAAAAACTCCTTTATTAGCTATTGTATAAGCACTAAAAGGTAAAAATTCAACCATTGCCCAATGTATTAGCATAGGTTTGACATAATCGCTTAAAAGGTCTTTATATGTTTGCGTTAAATTATTTGCTACAATACCATCGTTAAACTTTTTAAATAGTTTACTACCTAAATAATTCTGTAAATGTATATCTTGTGCAATAGCAATATATTGAATAAATTTATCTGTATCTATGTTACCATTTAATGCAGTAAATTTAACTATGTCATCTCTTGTAATAAATAATGCTTTTGCCATTATTGAAATCTTTTATTAGTTGGTAAAAATCCATTATAAGGCATATCTTTAGGAGCAGTATAAACTAATTTATCATTAGTAGGCAATATCTCACCCTCTTTACGTGCTTTTGCAGGCGTAATTTCTTGTGCTAAAGGTGAATTTACATCAGCTTTTTTTCTGTAAGTTTCACGAGTCCAAAAATGGTGACAATCACCACCGCCTTTATATAACCATATTGAATAAGTATCAGCTCCTTTTGGTCCCCATCCCTCATTAACTGCTTGACTTCCCATTGCAATAATATCTTCTTTTCTATATGCTTTATTAGAAGCTATCATTTTATTGCAAAAATCACGTGAATTACTACTTAAATTACCTGTATATCTATAACGACTTTTAAATAATTCACCATCTTGCTCACTACTTGCGTTTGGTCTTGCAGTTCCTGTACTTACAAACTCATATACTTTGCTTAATAATGATTTTTTAGGATTGTTTAATACATTTAATTCAGCATCTAAACGTTCTTCTTCATCATAATTAACTTTACGACTATCAACTAACTCCCATTCGTTTAAATCAATTTCTTCACCGAAAGAAGATAAATCAATTTCTTGTGAACTCATTTGTGTAGGAGTATCTAATACTTTAGTTAATTCACCATCTATATCAAGCGGTTGGAGTTGTTTAAACGCTAAATCAAGACTGATTTGATTAAAAGCTAATACTTTATCCAAACCATCACAAATTAATTCCTGAAACGGTCTAATAACCATATTTTCAAAAAGAATATAACTATTTTTTAACTCATCAGCATTTGCAGAAAATCCTGTACTTGTAGCAATTCCAAAAAGTAAAGGACTTGTTACATTATGCGATAACATTATTTTAGCTAAACATTCATCTGACAAATATTTATAATGCTCTGGAGCATCATTTAATGGAATATCATCTACAGTAGTTTTTTTAGTTTCATCGGAATTAAATGCAACTATTACTTTTTTACCTTTGCTTCCTGTTAAAGTAGATTTAACTTTTGATTGTATAATAGATTGTTGCTCTTCTGTTGGAACTCCATTATTAAAATTAACTATTTTTGTTCCTGAAAATCCGTTTTGAACTTCATTAATTAAATAGTTAGATATTTCTTCTTCTAAAGCTGCATAACTTACACCACCGACATAATCTACATTACTATAATACTTTTGCCCTATTGTATAATTACCTACTCTTAAAACCTCTAATTTGTCGCCTTTAGAACCATACCCAAATAATGGTAATCTTTTAGGTACAAACTTTTTTATGTCTTGCCAATTATCTGAATAGTAAATAGCTTCTACAACTCCATCTTTATTACATTTTTCACTACGTACTAAATTAGTAGGTAAATGCTCAACTCTTACAATTTTATCTTTTTTATCATTGTAGATTAACTGAAGATTAAATTCGCCTAATAATTTTAAATCCTTTGTTATTTTTCTAATAGTATCTTTAGAAAATAACATTTTCATTTGTGCAAACTCATTTGGTTTACGATTTGCATCATTAGCAGTCAATCCCTTTCCGTAAATAAGTTTAGTAATATTATTTATTACTGCATTATTTGTAGTGCTTCCGTTGTATCTGTCAATTAAAAACTGATAATAATCATTATTCTCGCCAAAATCTACCCATTCATCACGTTTATTTTCAGTGATTTTAGGTGCTTGGTAATCTGCTAATTGTATAAAGTGTATATTACTCATAAATTACAAAATCGTTTGTTGTATGGTTTGCCACATAATCACCATTGTTAATTGTATAATCTTTTATTTCTTGGTTTGTACACATAATTTTATCACGATATAAAGGAACTCCGTTTGCATCAAAACAATTAAAACGATATGTATGTCCATCAATTAGAAAACTAAATGTACTATTGATTTCTAATTGCATATAATAACGCTCACTTACTAAAGTTGGATTGTTTATAGTAGTTGAAGTGTTTGTTAATTCATCAATAAATACCATTGAAGCTATATCTTTGCTTCTTGGCATAAATCTAAAATTTTGTGTATAAGTATAGTCTTTCAGAATTATCATACTTATATAACGTAAAAGTTAGTATTTTGTTTCTACAAAAAAACCCCACTAATTAAGTAGGGTTTTAAAACAATTATGAAAACAACAATTATGAACCTGATACAACTGTAAATCCTGCAGTAGCTAAAGATACTCCAATAAAGTTAGCAGGTACTTTTTCCATTCCTTTAAACTCTAAAG